TACTCTATTGTGGTTAATGACCCAGCAGTTATAGAAAGAACTAAACAAGCTTTTGAAGCCTTATCTACGCTTCCAGAGTGGTATCAGTATTTACTTTTCCTTTGTATATCAGCTTCCTTTGGTATTAAAGGAGTTGATCGTCTTCTTTCGCTGAAGAAAAATTAAAATGGAACAAGAAAGTAATCTAAGAGTTAACCAATCTAGCACACTTACCATAGATGTAAAAAGTCTGATAGGTGTACTGGCTCTACTCCTCTTTGTAGCTGGTGTGTACTTCTCACTAACTAGCCAAATAGCTGCTCTACAGCTTGATGTAATAAGAATGCAAGATAGTGTGGCAACCAATGAAGAGTTTAGGATTAAGTGGCCTAGAGGCGAACTAGGGGCGTTACCTGACGATGCTGTTCAGGATTTAAACATTGAGTATGTTCAGAAAGAACTAGCTAAACTTCAAGAAGAATTTGACGATCACATAGACGAGCCTCATTTTGTAGGTGAGTAATCCTATAGGTATAATATATGGCAACTAAAAAGAGTACCGTTAATAAGGCAGGTAATTATACTAAGCCTACTATGCGTAAACGTCAGTTTAATCGTATTAAGGCAGGTACTAAGGGCGGTAAGGCTGGACAGTGGTCAGCACGTAAGGCTCAAATGTTAGCTAAAGCTTATAAAGCAGCAGGAGGAGGGTACAAGTGAAAGGTGTTAAACATTATAAAAGAGATGGAACTGAGCATAAAGGCACTACACATAAAATGCCTAATGGTTCCTTACACACTGGAAAGACTCACGGTAAAACCAGTGTAAAGCTATTTCACTTTAAAGACTTATCGGTTAAGGCAAAGAAGAAAAGTAAAAAGTGACCCTTAATTAGATGGGTAAGATTTGGAAGTTGTGGTGTAGATCTCTTGGGGAAAAAGCTAGTGATAACTCCGTTGAGGCTGATATTGTTGCACTATTCAGAACAGCAATTGTTTTCTTAAATGCAATAACTTGTCTCGTTATAATAAGTGGAGTATTACGGCATTGGTAATAGGATGAAAAATGACTCTTAAAAAATCTCAGAAGTCTTTAAAGAAATGGACTAAGCAGAAGTGGCGAACTAAGTCAGGTAAACCTAGTTCTAAAACAGGTGAAAGATACTTACCTGAAAAGGCAATTAAATCTTTAAGTAAAGCAGAGTATGCTGCTACTACTAAAAAGAAAAGAGAAGACACAAAGAAAGGTAAACAACATTCTAAACAGCCCAAGAAAATAGCCAAGAAGACTAGATCTTATAGGAAAGCATAATGGCCCACGAAGATAGAAGAAAAGCAATGCTTAAAAAGCATAGACTGAAGGGAGTTAATAAGCCTAAAAGGACACCTGATCATAAAACTAAATCACATGTGGTCTTAGCTCAGGATGGACATGAGATAAAACTAATACGCTTTGGACAACAAGGTGTAAGAGGAGCAGGTAAGAACCCGAAGACTGCTAAAGATAAAGCAAGAAAGAAATCTTACTATGCCAGGCATAATGCTCAAGATTCAAAGCCTTCTAAAATGTCTGCTCGTTATTGGTCACATAAAACTAAATGGTAACTTAACAACTTTATTTAAAAAGTGTATCATTCTTTTTTGTGGCGCAACAACTTACTTACATACCTTCACCCTGCATCAGAATCTGTACGCTAAATGAAGATGATATCTGTCTAGGATGTCTACGCAGTATGGATGAAATCTCTTCCTGGACTGATGCTACTAGTAAAGAAAGAAGTAAGATCCTCGACAATATGAATGAACGAAGCAAAACCATAACAGTGGTCTACTAACTACAGGAGAAATTTTAAAGTTCGTGCAAGCAAATAAGAACCATCTCATAAAGCTAGATACTAAAGTTTACATTCCCTCAGAACAACAAAGACTTTTAAAGTCCCCTTATTTAAAACATCAAAAGTTTTATAGTACGGATAAACAAAGATCGAATCATTTAGATTGGAATCTAAGGCTGTGGATGTCTTACTTGTAGGTTACTTCACTCTTCTAAGATGAAGGTTAGTATTCTCAACTATTTTTTTAGATGCTTCAAGAACAAAAGTAGAATGTGCTTCTATTCTATCTACCATTAAAGGGAATAAATCTTCATAACCTTCAAGGTTAGTTAAGTGTTCTATAATTTCAGCATTAACTTTGAGGGTACTTATTAATGGATGTTCAACAAAAATTCTTTCAATCTCGTCGTCTATCATCATTATTACTCTGCCTCTTCTTGTTTAGGAAAATAAACTTCAACATAACAAGAACATTCAGGGCATGATAAATTAGTTACTACAATATACTCAGGATGCTCAATATCATGGTCACCACCCCAGATAAGTTCAGTGTTGCAGTGCCAACATTTCATAATTAACTCTAGTTATGTAAGTGCAGACAACTCTTTTTCTAGTCTTTTATGAAGCGCCGCAAAGGCTGCAGTGCTTTCACGTACAATCGTTTTAACACGTTGCTGGGAATTAACATCTTTAAAGACTGTATTAACTTTATTTAAAGGCAACACAGATGTCTCAGCAACAAATATATTTTTCTGTGTAATAACAACTTTAAAACTTGCTATGTTAGCTTCCATTTTTTTCTAGCTTCTCTACTAGTTTCTGTTCATAGAATTCAGCTTTATATATATCTTTTATACCATGCTTATAAGGAAACCTCCATCTATACTTTAAAGAGTTCCCTCGTAAGTAACCTATGTATTCTTCTGGAGTTAACATAGCTTCGATGCCTTCAATACATTCCACACTACCTTGATTGTAATGTAAAGGTTTCTGTATCTCAGCATCTGAGCGTTTAACTTGGGCAGTATCTGCAAGAGGATCTGGTTGCTGGTTGGTATCAACAACAGTTATTTCATTCCACTCACTAGGGGTTGCATCATTTATAGACATATACTTTTCCTTACTCTGCTTCTTCTGGGTAATCAATATTTTCTAAAATAACACTATTAGGATCTATCCACTCTTTAGGTAAGGAATACTTTCCGAACCATCTAAACTTATTAGCTTCTGCCCACTCTGCATGACTACGTTTAGTACCGTCTTTTCTTCTCTTAGCCTGGGGCATGGGAGCGGCAGGGTTAGCAAATAAAAATACAAGTTCAGTATTCTTAGGTAAAGATTTTCTTACCCATATATATTTATTATATTCCTGAAAGTCCCAGAATCTACCTTTAGCTTCTAAATATATTAATTTGTTACCTACTTTTCTAATAAAATCAGGAGTATAAGAATGATTAATAATATAATAAACCTTATCTGTATGAATACTCCAATCTTTTAATGGCCCAACATGAAGCTCGTATTCAAAATTAGAGTCATATCCGGTGATTAAATTTTCTTTTACAGGGCGTTTAGCTCTACGCTTTCTTGAACCTGACTTAACTTTTAGTTTAGGTTTACTCATAAAATATCAACAGATAATTCAGATAAGGAGTCTTTCTTTTTTAAATGTTTTTTAATTTTATTAATTGCCCATTTAGAAGTATAGAAATTATTACATCTATTTCCTTCTGGGCCTATAAAATATTTATCTTTAGGTAGATAAGACCTTACATTCTGTAGAGTTACTTGAGTAGCATCACGGGGTAAATTATTATTTAACCAAACTAATAGTAAAGCATCTGATAGCTTTCTTATTTTTTTTGCTCTCTTACCATTCATAAACTTCGTCAACCTTCGGAATTACTTTAACTGATGTTAAGTATACTAAACCCCTAGCATATTTAAAAACTCTAAGTCCTAGCCCATTATTGGAATCTTTATAGCATTCTTTTTTGTAAGCACAATAGACACAATTCTTATTAATTTTTCTATTACCGCTTTTTCCTTCCTCTACAGTAGGATAGCAAAAATCAGGAGGGGTTTCTTTTTCTAGTACAACTTTTAAATCTTTTATAGTTTCAGCAACATTAGGTTTATCTAGTTCTTCTGGAGTATAAGTACACAACTCACCAGTTTCTTTATCTATAACTAAGAAATAACTGTCCTTTCCTTCCTCTGCTTGCTCATAAGCAGTTAACTGGGTTATGTATCCAAAGGGATCATCCTCTCTCAAAACACCCCTTTTAAATTTAGTAAAAGAAAACTTAGAAGCAGATTTAATATCTACTACTGTGTTGTTTATTTTACAATCCATATGCCCTTTGATGCCGCCTATCTCTACTTCTTTTTGTTCGGCAGATATACCATTACCTGATAGCTTCACTAAAAATAAAAGTAACTGCTCCAGGAGATGCCCATACAAGAACTTAATTTGTAGAGTAGGTGAGGGTTGATTTTGTTTTCCTATATCTCTTTTTTCAAACCATAGTTGCCTAGCAGGTTTCCCAATGTTAGAGAACCGGAGTGTAAAATCTTTATGCTCTCTAGGTTTTGCCCAACCTAGTAGAGCTTCTCCCATACCAGTTGAAAATTCTTCCACATATTTTTCTGGTATATGCAATGTAGAAGAGTTAATTTCATCAATCTTTTTATAAATATCTTCTACAATTTCTTTCATATATTTATTTCCTTTTGCCAATTTTATGTTTCATAAAAAGAAACCCTCCTTTCTCGTCGGGTCTTAAAAAAATAACGCCTAATTCTTTTTGTACTTCTGATCGGTTTGTAGGTTTGTAATTAGTTTTAACATCTATAAATTTAATTTCTCCTGTCCGTGAGACAGCAATTAAATCTATAGGCCCAGTACATTCACTATTTTTAAATACTTTAAAATTATTTTCTATCAGCCATATAACAGCTTTATACTCTGTAAGATCTCCTATAGCAGAGCTAGATAATTTTTTAATTGAAGAGTCAGTAATTTTAATAGGTTTCAATCTTTTTATAACAGAGTCTGAACTACCAAAATCTAATTCTTCTTGTTCAAATTTAATGAGTTTCACTCCAGTTTGAACCCACCTTATACTCCCCATCTAAAGGACATCGAAGCTTTAAAAGCTCACCTGCTTGTTTAATACACTCGACACCTAGCTTACCTACAGTGTCTGCCATGTCTTCTTTAACTTCTATCTGCCACTCATCATGCACGTTAGCAACAAAATGTGCATCTATATCCCTTAGCTTTTCATCTAAGAGTATTAAAGCCTTCTTCATTACAATAGATCCTGCTCCCTGTAACAGGGTATTCAAAGCTGAGTGTTCACTACGGATCAGAAGTTTACGTCCATCTAGTGCCTTGAGATATCCTTTGCTAGTCTCTCTGCTAACCCTTGTTTTAAGATTATTGAATGATGGGAGATTATTGATAAATGATTTTCTAATGTTTGTACCAGTACGTTTAGTTCCTCCGAGAATTGATCCAAGTCTGAGATCTCCTGCCCCGTAGAGTAATGCATAGATAAAAGTTTTCGCCTGATTTCTTGATTCAAGTCCTGCAAGCTTTTGATTTGTGGTGTGTATATCTCCATTAATGATTTCATTGATATAATCCTCATCCTTCATGTAATGAGCTAACATCCTAAGCTCTAGACCACTGGCATCAATTCCGACTAATTTGTATTTAGGTTTAACAATCCAACAAGCTCTGCACTCCTTCCCGTACTTAGAGTAGACACTAGGAGTTTGTGCAAGATTAGGACTACGATGGGTCATTCTCCCAGTAATAGTTCCATTATGATTTACAAAGCCCCTTACCCTATCATCGTCCTCTACATCTGAGAGCCAGGAATCTACTTGAGCTATTCTTTTTTGAAGCATTAAAAACTCAGCTAATATTTTTGCTTCTGGAATTTTTTTAATAGTAGCTAATATTTTCTCATCTACCTTAGCTTGTCCTGTGGGAGTGAATTCTTTTGGCTGCCACCCTAAAGCCTGTAGACGTTCACCTATTTGTTTTCTTGATCCTGGGTTAAAAGAGGTTTCAATTACTCTTGTTATGCACGTTTGTTTCTCAATTACATTAAATTCTTTTGCAGTTAACCTCACGTTAACGCCGTAATTATTTTTACCTGTTCTTAGTAGCTTTTTAAGTTTGTTATATCGAGGGAATATTTTTAAGACTTCTGTAGCGGGTAAGAATACCTT